GTATATTTAACAAGGCTTCAAAAATTAATAAAGGAAGAAATGGAAGTATTAAAAGAAATCGAAAAGTTATGAAAACCCAATCCGAAGCCGTAATTCAACAGCAAATTTACAACTATTTCAATAACACATACTGCCTTAAACATCACAATCCAAGGTTAATAATATATCACGTACCAAATGGAATCCCAATCCCGTTACCGCCAAAAATATTAAGCAGAGTGCTTGATTTACTTCACAAAATGGGAATGGTTAACGGGGTTTCTGATTTAAAAATTGAAGGGGTTTTGGGTAGATGCGTATCGGTTGAAGTCAAAACAAGTACTGGAACACAAAGTCCTGCACAGATTGAAATGCAAAAACGAATTGAGGATTTAGGAGGTGTTTATTTATTAGTTCGTAATTTAGAATCATTCCAAACTCAAATTGAAAAACATTTAGTATATTTGCTAAACCCGTAAGAGATACGGGTTTTTTAACCGATAATAATGTAAAGAATTTTACAATGGGAAACAACAAAAGAACTTTTAGAATTAATGCTCGACAATCAACAATGTTTTAAGATGGGCTTGTGTAGTTGGATTGGACGGATGTGGAATTGTGAATTAATAACAGAAAACGAATATCATACTTTATTGTTTTATATTCGTGACAATCGACCAAGTAAATTTTCAAGTATTTGGGCTTTTAAAAGTCGGCACGAGGCTTTTTATTGGAAATATGGAGATATAAAACCTAGGGTTAAATGGTTGAAGAAACAAATTAATTCATTATGAACACTGTATATTTTCAACCCCCAGACATCAATAAGAAATTTTGCGAAGTTGGTATGATTTCAGAAACAGATCCAGATTACATTTGGTATTTGGACGAACCTTGCAAGGTATTGATTAGCGAGGTTACTATTACAGATAAGGAAGATGTAATTTTTGACAAGAAAAGTCGTTTGATACGGGTAAAAAATAAACCATGAAAACAATATACAACACATTTGTAAAATTAAAATCTCAAAAACAAGCTGACAGGTTGGCGGATTTATGTATTGAAAAACGCTTAAATCATTATTGGAATGACGATGAAACTTTTCTATTTGAAGATGATATGTGGGATAATTTCGTTTTTGATGATGAAAATTGCTTTTTAGTAAGCGATGACAATTTTGGAAAAACAGAAGTTTCTGAAAAAGAATTTATTGAATTATTAAAACTATTTTAAAATGAAAACTATTAAAAATAAATATATTGTCAAAAGCATTGACACTTATTTATGCAAGGATTGGCTTTTAAATAAGCATTACGCAAAGCGCATTCCGAGCATTAGTTTTTCTTTTGGATTGTTTGACAATAACATATTAGCAGGAATTTTAACTATTGGAAAACCTGCATCAAATCAATTATGCATTGGTGTTTGTGGAATAGAGAATAGTAAGTATGTTTATGAATTGAATAGACTTTGCGTAAATGAAAATCTTGAAAATAATGTTTTATCATTTTTTTTATCTCAATCTTTAAGGTTAATAAACCAAAATATGATTTTAATTAGCTACGCCGACACAAAAATGAATCATCACGGATATATTTATCAGGCTACAAATTGGATATACACTGGAGCCACAAAAGAACGAACAGATATAGGTTTTGAAAATAATAAACATTCAAGGCATTATGATAAAAATATTGATTATAGCAATAGGAAAATTAGGAGTTCAAAGCATAGATATATTTATTTTATTGGAGATAAAAGAGAGGTAAAAAAATTTAAACAATCATTAAATTATCAAATAGAAGTTTATCCAAAAGGCGAAAATAAAAGATATGATGCGGATTATAAACCAACAATACAAATACAACTATTTTAAAATGACAAAATACGAAACGACTCAAAAAGTCCTTAAAAGACTAGAGCAAAAAACAAAAGACGAAGTTGCTAAAGAGATTGGAATTTCAAGGCCAACTTTGGATGCTAGGTTAGCGTGGCATAATTGGAAAAAAAGCGAGATTACGCATGTTGAGGGGTTGGATATTAAAAATAAATTATGATGACAATTACAAACGAGGATAATATGGAGCTTATGGCTCGTTATCCTGATAATTATTTTGATTTAGCGATTGTTGATCCTCCTTACGGGATTGGGGCTGATAAACACCATTTAATACCAACGGGAGGAAAAGCAGTTGCTCCAAAAAAACAATACCATTCTGGTGATTGGGATAATTCAGCTCCAAATAAAAAATACTTTATTGAATTATTAAGAGTTTCAAAAAATGTTATTATTTGGGGAGCTAATCATTTTATTGAAAATTTACCTAATCAAAACAGTAGTTGTTGGATTGTTTGGGATAAAGTAAATGGAGAGAATAATTTTGCTGATTGTGAATTAGCTTATACAAGTTTTAGCACTTCAGTTAGAAAGTTTCAATTTAGGTGGCAGGGAATGCTACAAGGTGATATGAAAAACAAGCAAATAAGAATACACCCAACCGAAAAACCTTATCAGCTTTATAAATATTGCTTAGATAAATATGCCAAACCAAATGATAAAATCCTTGACACGCACTTAGGTTCTGGAAGTATTGCAATAGCTTGTCACGATTACGGATTTGATTTAACAGCGTGTGAGTTGGATAAAGAGTATTACGATAAGGCAATGCAAAGAATTAACAACCACACATCACAAACCAAACTATTCCTATGAGCCTGACTATCCAACAATCAATTGCCCGACTATCCTTCACTATTAAAAAAGGAAACAAGCCAAATGAAACCGACCAATTAGCTTTAAACAAAGTAATCCGTGATTTGAACGCAAACGCAAAAGAAAACGTTGAAGAGCATCATTTATTTGCGAAATTATACGCTATGGTTTTAAAAGATTTTACCCGGCATTATAAAGATGTGGAATTCGCTAATGTTCAATTAAACAAAGAACTTTCACTACCAATGGGTGTACATATTGAACTTTTAAGACTTCAATTGGTATCTCAAAACGTTGACAATTTTTTTCAATCTAAAGGAATTAGAGACCCTTTATTAAAGCAAAATAATTTTGAAACCTACAAACATTTATTTCCAGAATCCTCGACTGCTGAATTTTTAGAAGCACAGGAGGCTTGGGACACAGACAATACAACTGCACATTTAGTTAACACCGTAAACCAATCAATTTTATGTTTCAAGAGATAGCGGTAGGAAATGAAAAGGTAGTTGAAAAGAAACTACAAGTATCGGACATTCTAAAGTACAGGGTACTACCAAGCGATGAGATTCCTAAACCTGATGCGGTTTTGTTTTTCAACGGACAAATGGTAATGTCTAGGCAAAATATAAGCTGCGTAACAGGGAAGGCCAAGGTTGGCAAGACGTTTTTAATGACTTTAATAAACGAAGCAATATTAAACAAAGGGGAATTCCAAGGTATATTGTCGAGCTTCCTGCCAAAAGGTAAGGACAAAATAATATACATTGATACAGAACAAAGCCGTTACCATATATCTTTAATCCTTCAGCGCATTAAAGCCGTTATAAGTCTTGAAAAAATCGAAAACGTGTATATGTTTAACTTTGACGCTTTAAGCACAGAGAGCAGGCGTAATGCAACAGAGACGCTTATTTACGGACTTGAAGGAGTTGGAGTAGTAATCATTGACGGAATTGCGGATTTGATTTACGATACAAATGATATTCGTGAAAGCGCAAATATGGTAGATGATTTGCGAAAATGGGCAACCGAAAAGGATTTACATATCGTAAATGTATTGCATCAAAACCCAAGCCAAAGCGAAAAGATGCGAGGGCATTTAGGTACTATTTTAACAAACAAATCAGAAACTGTTATACAAATATCTAGCTCAAAAGAAGATGAAAGCGTGAAGTTAGTTGAGACCTTAGCTACGCGTAATAAGAAGCCTGATAACTGGAGCTTTGAGATTATAGAAGGTACTCCAGTGATTCAATCGGAATGCTACGAAGAACCTAAAGCGGGTAGAAAAGTACAAAAGCTATTAAAAAACCATGAAAAATATGGGCTTTTAATGGATGTATTTGTAACAATTTACAGGAGTAACGGCATAGGTTACTCGGTACTTTTG